ACAGATCCAGTAGAAGTATAGTAGTAGATAGAAAAATAGATACCTGTATTGTAGGGAAATAGTATAACTATAACAGTGCCAAGTTATTCATTCTTAGTTAGACTTGAATAGTTAGATTTGGGAACTGTCTATGTAACGTCTACAATAATATTCTGAAAGAGTAATTAAATATTATGCATAGAATCACTAGAGGATTTCGGGGATTTATTGGTCGAACGGGATAGGGTTTGCGTGGATATACTGGTTCGGCTGGTATAGGGTTTTCATTAAGAAAATCCTATGAAAGTGTTGCGGAAATGATGTAGGACACTGATCCTGGAATTACAATCGGGGATTTTGTTATAATTACCACCATAAACCCTGAAGATCCCGAAAATAGTAGATTATATATGTGGACTGGATCAGACTGGGAATATGTAAATGATTTATCTGGATAGTAGGGTATAAAAGGCGATCGTGGATATACTGGTTCGCATGGTCCACAAGGATACACTGGTAGTATGGGAATAGATGGCGTAATAGGTAGGGATGGATATACTGGCAGTCATGGTTATACGGGCAGTTTAGGATATACAGGCAGTATTGGTTATACGGGATCACGGGGGGATATAGGAGTAAGTGGTCCTCAAGGTGAAACAGGATACACAGGATCTTTGGGGTATACTGGTAGTGTTGGTTATACGGGATCATAGGGTATAGCTGGTGAATATGCTGGTATGGGTTATACTGGTTCTCAAGGAGATATGGGGTATACTGATATAAAAGTTAGTATAAATTAAAATTAGAAATAAACGAAGTGCTTACAGACATTGATAATCAATTTTTATTATTAGATGTAAATACATCGGAAATAAGTGATTACTTCAAAAGGCTATATGAAGTAATCACCATGAGTAGAACATAATTTATTAATTTATTTTACTGATACATGCAATAGTGTTTTACGTTCAGTGATTTTATCCGTATTGGTAACTTGGGATACTACACCTTGCTTTATACCAATCATTTCTATGATTTCTTCATCTATTGTATCCTTACCAACAAAGAACCATGCTGTTACTGAGTTTTGTTGACCTATTCTATGACATCTATCTATTGCCTGCTCCAAGTCTCCAGGAGTCCACGGAAATTCTAAGAACAATACATTTGAGGCTGCTGTTAGAGTAAGTCCTACTCCACCAGCTTTTATATTTAATACTATCAATTTTGTATCAGGGTTATTTTGAAAATCTTCTACAATTGCTTGTCTTTCTTTCAGTGATGTTTCCCCAGTAATAGACTTACAATTGAATTTTTTCGAAACAAGTTCAATTATATTTTTATGAGTTCCGAATATTACTAATTTTTCACCAGATTCAATGAAATTTTCAATCCATTCAATTGCTTCATCCATCTTACCTAGTGCTGCTTTCTGTTTTAATGTTTCTATTCTAAAAAGATGTTCGGCTCGTTCAGAATTTAATTGAGCAATCCACTTTGCCCTTGATTCTATTTGTTCGGGCGTAAGATTTGTATCTTTGAATTGTTCCATTATTTTTTTATTGGTAGTAGCTTCATTCCTTCTCCTTCTAATCCAATCAATAAAATCTTGTTCATAATTATCATAATCTTTTCTATTAGATATATTAACTGGTATTGTTACTTTTATTTTTTCGGGAAGTTCTTTAAGCACTTCCTTTTTCTCTCTTCTAATAAAACAAAGTCCTCTAAGTCTTTCATTTAATTCATCAAGGTTAGATGATCCAGTAAGATCATAACCATAACCATTGTGGGTCATTGCACAATAATTTTCAGCAAATTTCCAAAACCCGCCAAATTCCTGAAGCCTACCAAGAATTCCCAACTGTGATATTAATTCAACTGGTCTATTCACAATTGGAGTTCCCGTCAAAAGAAATCTATATTCTATTTTGTTTGATAATTCTTTTGATAATTTTGTCCTTTGTGCTTTGCTATTTTTTAAATAATGACTTTCATCAAATACAATTGCTTTTGCATTTATTGATTTTAAGTCATCAATTCTCTTTTTAAGCATGTCATAATTTATTATAACAATATCTGCTGGATCTCCTGTACCATTCCATACAGATATTGTTTTATTACTTACCCATGTATTCCACTCTTTTTCCCAATTATATTTCAAAGAAGCGGGACATACAATTATGGCAGGATAAGCATTAAGTTTATGAATAGTAGCTATTGCCTGAACAGTCTTTCCTAACCCCATTTCATCTGCTATAAATACTCTCTTATTTTTTATAGCATATGCCACTCCTGCTTTTTGAAATGGATATAGATTCAGATTTAATCCGTCCACTTCAATATCGGCATTACTAGCAGTAGATTCTACTAAATTAGATTCATATTTATGAACCAGTTTTTCCAATATTGGCTTAACATTTTCATCTACTTCAAAACCATTATCAATAAGAACATAAATTCCTTCTACATTTGCTAAATCTTGATTAGCAATCCAAACCTTCTTATCACGATCAAACTTTCGTTTTGCTAATTGTTTTACTAACAAAACGGTGGAAGGATCATATGGGAATGTGATATGAAACTTATCACCAACAGTAGTTATTTTTTTAGGTACAACCGCTTTTGGTTTTCTATTTGGATATTTTTTATCGTCTGGAAGAGTTTCGGGGTCGGGCGGTTCGGGTATTTTATCAAAATCAATACCACCCTCAAGAAGTTGATTCTTATATTTCCTGAGAATTTTATATGCAATAAAAGTCATTTTTGGTGACCATTTATCTAAATCTGTATCAGCCAAAACATGACCAAATTTCGTGTCTGTGCCATTAAACCCAACCCCATCACGGGATTGGGCATAATCACATCGGGAAGCAAGAAAATCTATTGCTCTTTTTATTTCCGCTGACATTACTTTCCCTCCTTAACGTCTAGCCTTACCACTTCAGAAGGATTGTTAAATTCGGCATAAATCTCAGGGTACTTTGCTTTGAAAGACTTCATATCGAAGTTATCACGGGTATATTTATTTATTCCCACAAGTCCCACCTCTGCTTCAAATGTCTCTATACCCTCCGTCTCCATTATTTCCTTAATTTCTGACGTAAGAACTTCTTTACGCTCACTTGCTAACTTATACAGTTTCTTAAATGATACCAAATCCTTAACCAGTTCATTCAGTCTTTCCATTACATTCTTCTTCATTCTTTCTCCTCCTCTTTTTTTGTTCCTCAACATAATAATATCATATTCTTTGTAATATAAGAATACGATACAGTAAATACTATTACACTTCAATTAAATAAGGTAACAAAAACCTTAATTTATTTGATATTATATTTTATACACTTATTTTAATATAATAAGAATTAAAATTTACTAAATACCAATTACAATCAATATCTTTTTCTTTAGCTCCCATATCTATTAGGAATTTAGTTATTTTTGAATTTAGTTCAGGTGTAATTTTTGGTAATGTTTGAATATCAATTGCTTTGGTATTTGATAATTCTATTGAAAAAAGATAGGCTGGATCATATACGACATAATCACATAATTCTGGATAACCATAGGGTTTAACTTCAATGTTTAATTTAGATATTATTATATCCCTCTTAAATCTATATTTTATTTCTATTTTAAATTCGTCTGAAAATTCATCATAATATTCTTTGTTTTTGGTAATATGATTTTTCCATTCTATTTCAAACGGTAATTTATTTAACTTATTTTCAATATCCTGCAATTTAGCTAATTTTTCTTTAAAATCTGGGGTTCTTAAATTTGTTAAGTTTAAATCAAAATCTATTTTATACATACGTTTCATATAAATATCTTTCCAATTTTCCCAAAAATCCCGATATTCACATTTATTTCTTACATGGATATTAGAATTAAATTCATCAGTTAAATAACCATATACTAATCCTATCATCATTTTCCTCCTATTGTTTTATACATTAATAAATCATGTTCTTTCTTCATAGCATCTTTTAATTTATTTCGTATTTTATATTGTTTTTTCGATTTCTATAAAATGTCATTTATTATATCACCATCAATATGTAATCGTTCTTTTTCTTCTAATATTTCATCATAAATATCACAAATAGTATTCCTATATTCTTTACTTAATCTAAGTTCCCCATTTCGTTTAATCTCAAACCCCCCAGTAAATACGCCTTCCATTTGAGATAATGTTCCCTTAAAAAATATTCGAGGATTACTATAAAAATCTGGATATATAAACCCCGTATCATTGGCAAAATCAAATCTATCATTTTTAACAGAAATTATTTTCATTTCTGGCATTAATAATCCATGTAAATACCCTTTCTATGCAACTGAACCATCTAATGCATAAACTTTATTTGGTATTAATTCTGGATTATCGTATTTTAAATGACCAAAACATATTGGTATATCTAAATCCATATATTTCCACCAGTTATAAATATATTCTTTGTTATATTTTTTAATTAATTCGTTAGTTTGGTATTTATGTCCGTATAATATACCCACATTCATTTCTGATAAATGTTCATCTAATAATAAATTATAATCATAAAAAGCGTGAATTACAAATACAGTCTCGTTCTTAAAATACTATGGGGTTCTCTTTGCAAAATCTAAAAATTCATAATATTTTTCACCAAATTCAGACTTAGCAATAAGTTGCATAGGACCCATA